CTCAGAGTTCACTGGGGGCGAGTTTCAGATTCGCTTGTATTCCGAGTACACCGCACCTTTGACCAAGGGCTCTGTGATTGCCTTTCCATCGTCCTTGGAGCATCGGGTAACTCCGGTTATCTCAGGTATCCGTAAAACAGCGACTATATGGTTAAATGGCCCAAGATTTCGATAAAGTATAGACTTTTAACTTATTTTATGGTATGCTATGACTGAAGTGAGCCACAAAGAAATATATGATCGCCTTGTTCAAGTGGAACAAAAGGTAGATACATTGGATGCAAACACCAAAAATATGGTGAGTGCCTTTAATGCTGCCTCTGGTGCTTTTACGGTCCTTGAGTGGCTGGCTAAAGCTGTTAAACCTATCCTTATAGTAGGTGCTTTCTTTGGTGCAGTATACGCAGCTATTTCTCATAAGGTATCCCCATGAAAGAAGGTCTATTAAACGGTAAAACTTGTCCTGTAGCCACTCAGGATATTACTGTTAACCTGAAGAACCGCAACAACGCTTTTAAGAAGTTTGGTTACGGTCCGCCTGATCCTTCGTTGTCTAACGAAGTATTCTGGATGAAAAAAGCCAAGATGTACAACGCACCTTCTAAAGACGTTAAGAAGATGTTGTGCGCTAATTGTTCTGCTTTTATTCAAACACCTGCAATGCTTGAGTGTATTAAATTAGGCATTGAAGGTAACATGGAAAACGAGAAAGAACTTGCTTATGAAGATCAATTCATGGAAGCAGCCAATCTTGGATTCTGTGAATTGTTTCATTTCCTATGCGCTGGTTCCCGCACCTGTGATGCGTGGAAATCTGGCGGTCCTATCACTAAGGAGTAATCATGGCTACAAAGATGTCTAAAGGTCAAAAAAAGGTAGGTAAGGTTATGGGTGAGTGGAAAGAGGGTACTCTACATAGCGGTAAAGGTGGCCCTGTAGTTAAATCCAGAAAACAAGCCATTGCCATCGCCCTTAGCGAAGCTAATATGGCTAAGAAAAAGAAGAAGTAAAGGAATATAAATGTCCACGTATCTTGAGCTAGTTAATAATGTGCTGACAAGGCTTCGTGAGCCTACGGTTACGTCTGTTCAAGACACTACCTATTCCAAGCTTATCGGTGTTTACATCAATGATGCTAAACGAGAGGTAGAAGACGCTTATGACTGGAACGCTCTAACCAATACTCTAACGGCTTCTACTTCTGACGGTGTATTTAACTATGTACTGACAGGTTCTGGTACTCGTTTCCGTGTTATAGATATTCTTAACGATACCACGAACATTCAACTTCAGTATGCAGCTACTAACTGGATGGATAAACAGTTTCTGTTGATTGATCAAGGTCATGCTGCTCCGGCTTACTACAACTTCAACGGTGTAGACAATAATGGAGACACCCAGGTTGATCTATTCCCAATCCCTGACGGTGTTTATACTCTACGGTTTAACTTGATTCTACCTCAGCCTGATCTGTCTGGGGATACTGACCGTATTTACGTAGCAGGGCACTTGGTGTGCTTGTTGGCGTATGCTAAGGCTATCGCTGAGCGTGGTGAAGATTCAGGTATTCTGTCCTCTGAAGCCTATCAGCTGTATAAGATGGCTTTGTCTGACTATGTGGCAATCGAGCGTAACCGCTATCTTGAAGAAATGGTTTGGGTGAATCCGTAATGGCTGAAAACCTAGTAACTTCTAGCATATCCGCACCGGGATTCTATGGGTTAAACACCCAGGATTCCTCGTTGGATCTTGCTTCTGGTTTTGCACTGGTTGCTAACAACTGTGTAATTGACCAGTATGGTCGTATTGGAGCACGTAAGGGCTGGGCAACTGCTCATGCTTCTATCGGTGCTCTTGGTAGCAGTAATATTAAAACCATTGCTGAATTGATTACTCCTGACGGTGTTTCTTATACACTCTGCGCTGGTAATAATAAACTATTTAAGCTTTCTAGTGGTGTATTGTCAGAATTGACATTCAATGGTGTAGGTACTGCTCCTACGATCACTGCTGATAACTGGTCTACTGCTTTCCTTGATGGGGATTTGTATTTCTATCAATCAGGTCACGTTCCTTTGGGTTTTGATCCTGGAACATCTACAACTACTTATTATCGAGTGGATCAAGAAGCCGGTTATAACGGTACTGTTCAGTTGGCAAACGTAGTTATTAGTGCTTATGGTCGTCTCTGGAATGCAGACACTCAGTCAGATAAAGTAACTGTTCAATGGACTGATTTAAAGAATCCTCATAAGTTTGGTTCCGGTACTGCGGGTACTTTGGATACCACCACAGTGTGGCCTAAAGGTGGAGATACTATTGTAGCGTTAGCTGCTCATAACAACTTTTTGTTTATCTTCGGTTATCGTAACATTCTTGTCTATCAGGGCGCTAATTCCCCGGCTACGATGAGTTTGTACGATGTTATTACTGGTGTTGGCTGTATTGCTAGAGATTCTGTTGTTAATACTGGTACTGATGTTATCTTTTTGTCTGACACAGGCGTTAGAAGCATACTGAGGACTATTCAAGAGAAATCTGCTCCTTTGCGTGATTTGTCTAAGAATGTTCGTAATGATTTGATGAATGCTGTTAGTGGTGAGGTTAAATCTACCATTAAGGCTGTTTATAACCCTATTGAGGGTTTCTATCTTCTTACACTACCTATTCTTAAGTCAGTCTATTGTTTTGACATGAAGGCAGTGATGCAGGATGGGTCTGCTAGGGTAACTACCTGGGACTCTATTGAGCCTCAGAGCTTCTGCATGAAAGCAGATGGAACCATGTTAATTGGTAAGGCAGGTTATATTGGAATTTATAGAAGTTATCAAGATAATGGTAGTTCTTATCGTTTTCAGTATTTTACTAACCATACTGATCTGGACTCTCCTTCCGTTACTTCTATCCTGAAACGACTGTCAGTGGTGGTTATTGGCGGTAGTGGGCAGTATATGACGGTTAAGTGGGGTTATGATTTTAGTGGAAACTATTATTCATCTAACTTACAAATTCCTGTACAAAGTGTAGCATATTACGGTATTGCAGAGTATAATACCACCGCTGAATATTATGGTGGTGTTACTATGCAAACACTAAGGGCTTATCCCACAGGCTCAGGTAAAGTTATTCAAACTGGTTATGAGGCAGACATTAGTGGTGCTGCCCTTAGTATTCAAAAGATTGAGATTCAATCTAAAAACGGTAGGGTTGCATAAGGAAGAAACATGACAGATTATGTAAAAAGTACAAACTTTGCAAGTAAAGATACTCTTGCTTCTGGCAATCCCCTGAAGATTGTTAAAGGCACTGAGATTGATACTGAATTTAATAACATTGCTACGGCTGTAGCCACTAAAGCTGATCTTAACAGCCCTACGCTGGTTACACCTAATATTGGTACTCCTTCTGCCGGTGTACTCACTAATGCTACTGGCCTTCCTTTGACCACAGGCATTACTGGTACTCTGTTGGTCGGTAACGGCGGTACTGGCGTAGCTACCCTGACTTCTGGCAGCATTCTTCGAGGTAACGGTACATCTGCGATTACCGCTGCTAGCGGTTCTGACATTGCTACCGCTATTGGATCAACTGCGGTCACTAATGCCACTAACGCCACGAATGCCACCAACGCTACTAACGTGGTCAGCGGCGGAACTATTGCCAGTAACGTCACAGCTACCACGCAGTCGAACGGTGACAATACTACCAAGGTTGCTACTACTGCTCATGTATACGGAATGGGAATTGGTTGGGGACAAACTTGGCAAAACGTTCTTAGTAGTCGCTCTTCTGGCACTACTTATACTAATAGTAGTGGTAAACCAATTATGGTATCTGTCCGGTCTGTCAATTCTTTGTATGTTACGGTTGGCGGAGTTTCTATTTTTTCTGATTCTGGAAACATTGGATTTACCTGTCAGTTTATTGTTCCTAGCGGTACTAACTATGTCGTATCTGGAAATTCCATAAGTATCTGGACTGAACTGCGTTAACATGATTGTACACCACTTCTCTGATGGTTTGTATTCCAAGGAAACACATATTCCTGCTGGAATGATGTTGATGCAACATAAACACTCTTTTTCTCATATGAGCATTCTTGCTAAAGGAAAAGTAGTGGTACTTGTTGACGATGATTCTAAGATTGTTGAAGCTCCTGCTTGTTTGGAAATTGCCGCTGGCAAACACCATGCAGTTAAAGCATTGACTGATTGTGTTTGGTTTTGTATTCACGCCACTGACGAGAAGGATCCGTCTAAGGTGGATGAAGTCCTAATTAGTAAGGGAGATTGATATGCCTTGGATTGCAGCAGCCGCCACTATTGGCGGTAGTCTTTTAAGCGGTAACGCTGCCAAAAGCGCAGCAGCCCGCTCAGCAGATGCACAGATACAAGCAGCTCAGATGGCTGCTGATGCGGCCCGTTTTAGACCTGTAGGGGTCACTACGCGCTTTGGTACCAGCGCCTTCCAGACAGGTCCTGAAGGCTACGTAACTGGTGCTCAGTATACTGTATCCCCTGAGCTACAGGCTTATCAGAACAGATTGATGAGTATGGCTGAGCGAGGACTGGGTCAGGCAGAGGCTGCTCAAGGACAATATGCTCCTTTGACTGGTGCTGCTAGTGGTTTGTTTAACCTTGGTCAACAATACTTGGCACAGTCTCCTGATCAAGTGGCTGCTGACTATATGGCTAAACAGCAGGCTTTGTTGGCCCCTGGTCGTGAGCGTGAGAGTGCTCAGTTGTTGAACCAATTGTCTAACACTGGTCGTACTGGTCTATCTATCGCTCAAGGCGGTGGTATGGGTGCTTCTAACCCTGAGTTCCAGGCTCTGGCTAACGCCCGTGCTTTGCAGGATCTCCAGTTGGCTGCTAGTGCGCAGGAAGCAGGACAACGAAGCACTGCCTTCGGTGCTGGTTTGTTTGGTACCGGTTCTAACTTGCTTGGTAACTACTACAGCGGTCAGGTGGGTGCTCTGAGTCCCTTCCAGACTAACCTTGGATTGACCGGTACTATTGAAGACTTGGGTCGTAATGCTCTCGATATTGGTTCTAACCTCGGAGGTCGTAGTGCTTCTGCTGGGGCCGGTGTTGGTAGCGCTTTGTTGCAAGGTGGTTTGAGTGCTGCCCGTACCGCTCAGGCAGGCAATGCTTATAGCCCCTGGGGTTCCTTGTTCCAGGGTCTGGGATCTAATCCTCAGTTTGGTCGTGGTCTTGGTAATTGGATGAGTGGTGGTAGCGGTGGATCACAAGGTTATGGCAGCATTAATCCTGTGACTGGCGAATACTTGGGTTCTTTGGAGTTTTAATATGGCTACTGATATTGTTCAAGGACTCTTTGGAATGACTCCTGAGAGTTATCAACTAAGTCAACAAGCGGCTGCTCGTGAGCAGGCTGCTAAGTTTGCTAGCATGGACCCTTTCCAGCAGGCTAACTATGGTCTGTACCTGGGTGCTAACCAGCTAGGTGGCGCTATCGGAGGTATGTTGGGTGCTCAAGACCCGATGCTTCAACGTATCAGTCAACAACAGTCTTTGTTGAAAGAGATTAATCCTTCTGATCCTGCTTCTTTGGCACAAGGTATTCGGAGGGCTTCTGAGATGGGTAATCCTCAGTTGGCTATGTCTTTAAGTGAAGAACTTAGAAAGCTTCAAAAGAATCAGGCTGACATTTATAAAGCACAGAAAGAAGCATTGTCTCCTGAGCAAAAGAATGCTGCTGCTTTGGCTGATTCGACAGCTGAACGAGGATCCCTTGAGTGGATGCAAGCATATAAACAAGAACTAAACCGTTTAACAAATAAAACACCTACTTCTTTGTTGGAAGCCCAGGCAGTTGCCGATGCTGAAAAGATGGTTAGAGAAACTCCTGAAGGTTCTTCTGAACGAGCACAGGCTGAGTCTGTTCTTAAAGCTTTAAGAGTAGGTAAAATGCAAGTAACAACTGTGGGTGTTCCTGGAAACCCTCAGCTTGTGCAGCCCGCATTTGTTGATCCTTATAATCCTCAAGCTAAACCAATTCCTATTGGATCACCAATGGATAGATATACTTCTAAACAAACGATTACTGCTGACCTTAAAGGTCGGGCGGCGTTTACTGAGCGTTTGGGCGGAAAAGATGCTGATCGAGTGGATGCAGCCATTACAGCCCGTGAAGGTGCTGTTCAACAGTTGGATATTGCTGATCGTATTGAGGCCATGTCCCCTGCTGCATTGAGCGGTCAGTTTGCAAATACTCGTATGGGTATGGTAAACTTCCTGGATACGCTCGGGTTGACTTCTCCTAAAGACAAACAACAACTTATGTCCAGTCAGGTATTGACCGCTGATAGTAGCCGTTTGTTGTTGGCTACATTGAATAATAAACTTGGCGGTGGCGTGTCTAACGCTGATGCTAAGCGAGTTGAACAAATCTTTCCGAATCTTGAGAGTAGTCCAGAAGCTCGTCAAGAATTGGTTAATATTATTCGACGTTCTGCTAACAAAGTTATTAAAGAATCTACTCGTCTTGAAGCCTATGCTCGTAAGAACGAAGGTTTGGGCGGATACGAGCCTGATATTAAACTACCTGGAGCTAACGTAAGAAACCCTTATTCTGGACTCAGTGATGCAGAACTAGCAGCACGTATTAAAGCGGCACAAGCAGCTCAAGGAAAATAAAGGATTATTATGGCTGATGATTTGGCAGCATTGCTGGAAGAACAACAAAGACGCCAAGGACAAGTCACTGGCGGCTATCAGAGTGTTCTTGCACAGCCTGAACAAACGACTACCAAGGAAGAGATTAAACGAGCAGTTACTAGCTTGTTGAAAGGCTCTACCAAAGGTATTATTGATATGGTAGGTGGTTGGGGAAACCTCTACGATGTAATCCAAGGAAGCAAAGATCCTAATGTTCTTTCTAGCAAAGGGATCATTAACGCTATCTCTCAAGCTGGTGGTCCTGACCTGATGAAAATTCAGGGATGGAAAGGCTTGTATGATGTCGGTCAGGCAGGCGCTCCTGCGGCTTTGATGGGTGGAATTACCCGTGCTGGTAGTTTGTTCCCTAACGTAGCCAGTACTGGCGGTCGAATGGCTGGCGAGTTTGCTGTAGGCGGAGGTCTAGGTCTTCTAGGGCAGCAGGTAGCTCCTGATAGCCCTTATGCTCAGTTGACTATGCAATCACTTCCTTATCT